TTTTAATAACATCAGTTTTATTTCCTGAAAATGCTGGATTTTCAAGGATATTAGCAACACGCAATTCTGGATCTTTCTCAGGCATCGTAAGTTCAACTTTTGCTTCAGTTACAGAAAATTGATCTACTATGTCTTTAAATTTTAAACTGTAGGTTCCAGAAAAAGCTGGCAATATTATTTCAGTAGTTGCACCATCTACATTTTCTGTTATCTCTACTGAATTATTAAAAGTTGTGGATGAAAGATTATTAATACTATGCCTAATCACACAACTACCGCCATGAATAACATCAAGACTTGTACTTTTATTCCAACTTAATCTTACTTGTTCATTATTAAGTGGTTCAATTTGTAAATTTGTAGGATTTTCAGGAGGGTCAGTTAAACCTAGACATTCAACAGTTGTTTCTGTCGGTTGACTTGGCTCACCATTAGCATTTAAAGCTCGTATTGTTATTTTATAAATTCCAGCCTCTGATGGTAAAATTTCTATATCAGAATTTGTTGTGTATTCTGATTTTGGATTTTCGTCATCTTTTATATAAATAACATGATATGTAGCAGCTCCATCAACAGGTTCCCAATCAATAAATAATTTTGGTTGTGCTTGATTTCTGACAACAACAATTGATTCTTTTATACCATCAGTTGGAATTACAGGTGCGGGGAGAATACTTCTTAAAATATTAATTCTTTTTTCTGGTAATAGTTCACCATCTTCTACAACAGCATATTTATTTCTATCGTATTTAGTTGCAGTTATAACATATGTTTTTTGCGTTGTTTCTTTTATATTAACAACCCTGTAAGTTGCAACTTCAAACGTAGGTTTTTCTAAAACAAAAGGACTATTTAAAACAGGTGCGGAAGAAAAATTTGAAGCAACTTTAATAATACTTCCACCGTCTGCATAGTCATCTATAACTCTTGTTTCTAGAGTGCCATCAGACAATAAACAGCTTATGGTGGGATTTACACTTAGGTCAAAAAGAGTTGTAGAACCTGCATTATCAATTGTAACTTGTCCTTCCGTTGAAGCCTTTACAATGCCTCCTTGCTTTTTGTTAGTAAGACTAGAAGCTTTTACACGATCTGATATTCCTATTAAATTACCTAAAGTTAAAATTGCACCAGCAGCAATGTTTGTTTCAAACACAACAGTTTCAGTAGTATTTTGCTGTGTTCTTAAAAACCATTTCCCTGCCCTTTGTGCCTGACCTCTTGAAGTGGTTGCAAAACTATTTATTGTTTTTATTCTTGTACCATATTTATTTTGTGCAGCTTCATCTTTAACAGTTTCATAGTCAATAGCTTGTGTTTCAAGATCAAAATAAGAAACATTGATAACATTAAATCTTGTTTTGCTTGAAGTACCACTGTAAGTAAAATCACCATTTACTACATTTGCATTGTTAAAAATATAATCATGTGTAATACCAGTTGGATCTGTAAAAATTTTTGGTGCGTCTTGGGTTATTTTTATGGTTCCTTCTTCATAATATGGATTAACTCTCATAACAGAACAAAGGTCTTTTATAACATTTATGGCGTCACGCCTGTTTTGTATATTTACATTTAATGAAAACCTTGGTTCGGTACCACCCAACCCATCAGGCACTAATTCATTGCAGTATTTACTTACCTGATAAAAAGAATAAGGATCAAGTTGATTCTCTGGTAACCCTGCTCCATATTGCTCTGTAGATGTCCTATCAGCTTGTTCAATTAATAAATCATATAAAATCCATGCTGGGTCGCTTGTCCATTCTTTTGTTGTTTTAAAAGTTCCATTAAAAGTGTAAGCACTAGGATAAACTATTCTGCCATTCGCTTTATCTACATATGGATTCGGTTTATAGGTACAGGCTAGAGCCGAGTTTACATCTCCACCTGTATAATCTGAATCTTCATATGTAAAACTATTTCCATCTAAGGCAACGCTATTTATAACATATGTACCATTAGCACCTGTACCACTGCTAGTAGTAAATATTATTGAATTATTTAATGACAAACCATGATTACTTTTTTGAATAGTTACCGTTGTTCCCGATATTGTATATTGAGCGGCTACAGCACTTCCTTCCGCTGGTACTTTTATAAGTTTTCCTCTTATTCTAAAAAAACGTACTGGTGCTGAATCAAAAAGCTCAGAAGAAAATCTTAAAGATGTATATGCAATATGTGGATAATTATTTGACTCCATAATAATTTTACGCATATCATCAAGCACCATTTCATTAAATGTATTTGCATCACCTTCTACAGTGCCCCTTTCAAGTTTTATAACAACAGGAAAAAAAGAACCTGATACACCTGATTCATTTCTATTAAAATTTGATATGTTTCTTAAATCAATTGCAATATCTCTTTTTAAAGGGCTAAAGCTTTTACCAATAATTTGATCAGTAAATGTTTGGCCAGCTACTGGTACTATTAATTGTTCACTGCCGTTGTTTGGATTAATCTTTACTAAAATTTTGACTGATGTAGCTACTCTGTTACCTGTTGATGTATCTAATTTAAAAAATTGATTAAATTTTACTTTTACTTGAACTATATCTGTATTTACATCATCTAAAACTGCCTGTCTTGTTATTTTTGTTGAACCATCTGCTGGAAATGTACAATCTTTACCATAATCACCAGAAGTTATGCGGTCAGATTGTTGTGTAGCACCAAAAAGAACAGCGTTGTTAGCAGTACCTACCTCTGATTTAAAAGTTATTAATCTATGGTTATAATTAAAATCTGTTTCTGCTGGATTTGTAATATTTGCATCTTGCTGTAAAACTTGTATTTTGTTTAAAAATAAATCTTGAAAAAAACAATGTCTATAAGCATCACTTGTTTTATCAGTTATAAAATTTTTACTTGCTGTCGCAGAACCTTCTATTTCGCCTTCACATAAAGCATCTACTACGGTTCCAAAATCAAGTGAACGAATTTTATCACTTGGCCCCTGTAATCTTGTATTTGTTATTATTGTTTTAGCAGCAACTAATTCACTAGCTTGAAAAATACCACCATTTAAAAAAGCTTCAGCTGACATAATTAAATTAACTCAACAAACGTATCTATATTAGAACTTATAATAGTGCTACCAATTAACATTTCTCCATAAACTAAATTGATTGGAACTCCTTGTTTAGTATTGTTAATAAGGCCAGTAAAAACAAAACTTGGGTCTTGTGGATCTTCTTGTCTTGCCTCTTGAAATGTAGGAGGATCAGGTGTTAACAAATCAGCTACACCAGTGAGTAAGAAAGAAGTTCCTACAGCAGTCAAAGCACTAGCGACAGATAAACTTGTTCCTAAAATACCCGCAGATAAAATACCGACTTTTGCAGCGACCGCCCCTGCCCCTAAAAATGCAGCAGCAAGGAAAAACCACTCACCATGAACAATAGGAATAATTTTAATATCACTTTGTGTTTGTAAGTCTAGTGTTTCTTCTGTAATTTTAGTATTACCGACCATAATGCAATATTCTTGTTCTTTAATATGATCTCCTACACCTTGAAAATTAACTATTAAAAAGTTAAAAGCTTCTCTTGGACTTTTAGCATTTATTTCAAAAGATTTTTGTCCAATGAATTTTCTTAATCTTCCATAAATTGTTAATTTAATCATTTATTTCAGATGGGTATATAACAATAATAGACTTTGATTTAGGTTCTACAAGATAAAAAGGTAAATCTAAATACTTACAACCCATTCTATCAGTTTGACTAAAGGCTAAATCGCCATCTGGATGACTATGTACAATACCAAGAACTTCTCCTTGATCCTCTCCATCAGCATAATCTAAAGGGTCAATTACGAAAGATTTTTCTTTATATGCTTTTGATATATTTTTACATTTCCAATATGTTTCGATACCATCTACATCAATTATTAAACCGCAACATTCTTCTGGATATGCTTCTTGTGCATGATCAAAAGCGTCTGTAGCCCAATTATATTCAGTCATCAAATAAACCTACCTACAGCTGGAAATATATCTCTTGTGACAACCCTCTGGGGTATTAATTTATTTTCTAAATCGTTTGCACCTGTTAGTTCAAACTGTACAATCTGTCTGTTTTCAATTACTTTTCTATCAATTTTATAAATTTCATCTTTTAATCTGTCATCTAAACCTTCGCTTGTATCTGCAGTATTAAAAGGGTTATCTCCTGTTGCAAAATTGTCATCATCTAATGATGATGCTAATGGTAATTTTCTCGTTAATTTGGCATCAATTAAATCATTATTAGGTGTAACCTGATTTACGCCAATTAAAAAATCACTCATGGTAATTACTTGTTGAGTTTGTGAATTTTGTACAATACCGCCAACATTTGAAAATGTTAAACTTGGTCTTGGTATAACTCCTCGACCTCTTTTTTCAAAACCTTCTGCTTTTACTGCCACACGTTGATAAGATTGTTGTCTGTAAACTACCTCACCAAAATTATTTAAATTTGCACCAGCATGAAATCTATAAACAGTAGGTAGCCCTAGTGGATTACCTGTAGGTATATGCGTTCCAACAGTAAGCTCCAGTTCAAAAAGTTCAATTATAGAACTTGGATTAATTTTATTTAGTTCAGCAAAAGGTATAGCCATTATGGTTCAAATACTTGTCTGAAAACGCAACTTAATCTTATTCTGTCTAAGAAAGGAATTGTTCTTGGATAATTTGTGCAAACATATTTTCTTGTAACTGACTCATTTGGAAGTCTATAGTTGAAAGAGGTTCCATTTTTTATTTGATCATCTAAAAATTCTACAGCTGTGTTTGCTTGTGATTGATTTACCTCAAAAACTAAATTTAATGTTATGGGATTTTGGTTAAGTCCTTCTGTATAACGTTGCTCAAACCCATCACCAAAAGATATAACATTTACAGATGGCTTGGGGCTGATTCTCGCATTATAAATAGGATTATTAATAGGAAAAGTCTCAGACATTAACTAAGTAAACCTCCTGTTCTTTTTTGGGTTATTATCTCAGCTTGTATTGCAGCTGCAAGCTGTTCGCCAAACTGATTAGCATTAACATCATCGCCCTGAACAGCAGTACCAGTGGCATCTACGTTAACAACAATATTATTTGTAACAGACTCACCACCAATTTGATTATTTGGAATAATTGTGCCAGCAGAACGAGGAACGAATAGCTCAGGGCCTCTTTCACCTACAACTGAAATTTTGTTTACAGGTGGTTGGCCACCATTTGCAAATAAACCTCCAAGTATTCCTCCAAGTATTCCACCTAATCCTTTTCTTTCTCCACCGCTTGCTGCGGCACCAAAAGCCTCTCCAAAACCACCAATTAGCTTTTCAATCTGTGCTTCAATAATTTTGTCTCTTATGCGGTTTAATACGTTTGCCATAGCCTCACCAAATGATTGCGCACCAGTTATAGCGTCCCTCAGATTATTTTTTATACTGTTTTCAATTTCTTCACCTATCTCAGTCATTTTTTGTTTAAGTTTTTCTGCCGCCTCTTGATTTTTTTTATCAATTTCTTCTTGTTCTTTTTTCTTCTCATTTTGTTTTTCTATTTCTGCTGTTATTTTTCTTTCTTCTTCTAGCTTTTCTTTAATTGGATCAATCATTTCTTTATTTATTTGTAGTTGTCTTTCAAGTGAAGCTATAGCTCTTTTGTTGTTGTTTTCTTGTGCTGTTGCTAATCTTTTTAAAAGTTTTTGTCTTTCAATAAATAATTTATTAAATTGACTTTTTAGCAGTTGTTCATCACCTTCTTTTAATGCTTTGTTAAAATTATCTTGTTCTCTTTTTGCTGCTATCAATGCAGTAGTGAAGCCACCAATAAGACCTATGATTGCCACAAAAGGCAATGCGTTCAGTGCAACTGTAGCAAGACCTCCAGCAGCGGCTAATTTAATTAAACCAGCAGTGACTAAAGGAATTGCAACTGCCACTCCTTTGGCTGCGGTAGCTATGGCAGCAAATATGAAAGCAGTTTGTCCTATTGGTGAATTAACAAGTTCAGTTGTTTTTATAATTAATTCAGTCAATAACTTTGTTACATCTTCAACTACTGGTCTTAGTTGATCTCCAAAAGCTCTTGAAAGATCCTCTGTTGCATTGCTGAAGTTTTTAAAGACTTGAGTTGGATCATTTGCAAGTAACTGCTGTAAAAAGCCACTTCCTTCGTTTCCAACTTTTCCTAATGCTCTTAAAACAACTTCACTGGTCAATTTTCCTTCAGCAGCTAATTTTTTAAGTTCTCCAATAGTTACACCAAGTTCAGCAGCAATAGGAGCAAGAACTGTTGGCACTTGTTCTGAAACACTCCTAAATTCATCACCAGCCAGCCTTCCTGAGCCAAGAGCCTGTGCTAATTGTCTAAATGCGTTTGATGATTCTATCGCTGATGCACCAGCCAGTTTTGCTGCCGTATTAAATCCAAAGAATACAGTCCTTATATCTTCAACTGATGTTCCAAGTGGAGCTAATCTTGCTGTAATATCTGTAACGCCCTCAAGAGCTTCAGTTGCACTTAATCCAAAGGCTTTCTGTGCATCTGTAGCAATCTTTAATGACTTACCAAAACTACCACTCTCTTTTGTAAGCAATCCTAGCCTTACCCTAAGCTTTTCAAAATTTGCTGATGTGTTTACCGCTTGCCTACCAATTAAAACTATACCAGTCGCAGCAATAGCGGTTCTTAAGCTATTAAATGAGTTCTGTAATTTATTAGTTTGATTTTGTACACCATTTAAAGCCCTAGTCGCACCGCTGGCATCAAATAAAAAAAACCTTTACTCTATATTACCTTGAATTGCGTTTTTGTCGTAGCAACGCCTGTTTTTCTTCGTCAGTCTTTATTTCATAATATCCAGCCCAATAAATAAGCTCTGCCTCAGTCATACCCATTCTGAGTTCTTGCACTGTCTTACCAAGTTCTGTTGCTAGGAAAAACTCAAATCTTAGCCAAGTATCCCCTTTTATTCTTTTTTTGCTGTGTCAATATCAATTTCTATTTCATTTAAAAACAACTCAAGCTCATTTAAAACTTTTTCTGGAAGCTGTCTTTGAAGCATTGGAGCATCTGACATATCAAAAGCAAGAGTTCCATCTTCTTTTTCTGCCATTTGACAAAGAAGTTGAGTCGATACAACTAAAGCATCAGCGTTTGGGCCAGCTAATTGTGTTGCCTTAACTCTTGCATATCTTGTAATTGGTTTGAAATATAAACTCATGATGACTTCATCTTTAGAGTTTTTAACATCAAATTTTCTTCTTGTGACCATTTCATCTTGAAACGCCCCAAGCAGTATGTCTGCGGTTCTTTGTGTTGCCATAAATAAATGCGAAGAATTTTACTTTTTAGATTGCTGATGTAATTGTGCCAGATGGCTTGAATGTGATGTTGATTGTGCTTACATCACCTATTGCTGAACCCTGCTCAAAGTTTGTTATAAGGCCGTTGAAGCTGATCTTTTTAGTTCCGCTTGCACTATCAGGGAAAAGCTCAAATGATGCTGTTGCTGGATCGCCTGTAGTCAAGATGCCGTCCATAAATGTTGCAGTCTCACCAGAGGCAGCGTTGTCGTACTGAAGAACAGCATTACCTTCACCCTCAATAAGTCCACCAACAAAAGATTTGAAAGTGTCCCCTTGAACAGTTGTCTCTTGGGTATCTTTAGTGATAGACATAGACCATTCTCTAGTGCCTAATACTGGGTTGACTGAAGAGCCGCCATCATCAAATTTGACTTGCCCGACATCACCTTTTACAGCAGCCATAACAATAAAAA